CCGCATAAGGAGCGAAAGAATGTCCATCACGCTAAGCACAACCCAGGAAAAGCGCCCGATCGCTCCGCTAAGCATCGCCGTTTCATGGTTCAGCGGCGGCACCGCAAAAACCCTGACCGACGACGGCGCAGGCAACCTGACCGGGGACGGCACCGGAACGGTCAGTTACGCCACAGGGCTGATCTTCATTTCACCAGACCCGGCACCAGCGCCCACCGATGGCGATTACACCATCGATTACACCGACTGGCGCGGCACCGCAAAGAACAGCCAGGACGTCGTCGTCAATGAAGGCGGCACCACCACGTTCACGCCGATGACCGACATGAAAGAAGGCTCGGTGACCGTGGCCGTGGCCCTGCGCCGGATAACCACAGCCTTCACATACGACGCAACCGCATACGGGACCGCCACGCGGTATGACTATTCGACCGTTAACGCCACCCTGACCGACGACGGCGCAGGCAACCTTCGGCGCTCCTGGAAAGGGGCAGTTCTGGGCACCGTGAACTACGCGACGGGCGAAATTAACTTCAGCGCGAGAGTCGGTTACGGCTACCGCCGGCTGCATAAAAACGGGATCGGAAACTGGAAAAGCAGCTCAGAAAGCGGGACAGAATCCTACGTGGCAGGCGCGCCAGCTACCATTCGATGGACAACCCCGGCCGACGACGGGGAAGTGCAGACCACCACGCGCCCGATCCCGCCGATGACCATCGACCTAACGCCGACCAGCGAGCGGCGCATCATAGCCAACAGCGTGATCTTTGATTTTGCCGGCCAACGCTTTCACGACCGCGACGGCTCCATCATCAAAGACTGGTCGCCCACAACCAACGCGGGCACCGCCGTGGGCAGCATCGATTACACCACCGGCCTGGTTACCCTGCAGGAATACCCCGCCTATTCCTGGGGCACCGCAGCCGTGACCCTGATCGCCTGCGTCACCACGCTGAACGAAGCCCCTGCAAGTCAAACCATCTTCAGAACAGCCGGGGCACCGCTGCGCGAGGGCAGCCTGATCGTTAACGCCATCGACATCGAAGGCAACCAACTGATCCTGAACGCCGACACATCGGGCAACCTGACCGGCGCCAACATTGAAAGCGGATTTGTGGACACCCAGACCGGGCTGGTCAACATCCAGTGGAGCAGCCAGGACGGAGGCAGCGTCGATATCCAACCCGCCACCGTGAGCTACAGCGCCGTCAGCTACAGCTTCCTGCCATTGGACGCCGACCTGGTGGGCCTGGACGCCACCCGCCTGCCCAGCGACGGCCGAGTGCCGCAGTTCAACCGGGGCGACGTTGTGGTGGTCAGCAACACCCAGCAGGAGGAAGTCCTGACCGCCACCCCGGGCCAGGTGATCGACTTTGCTCGAGTAAACCAAGCCGAAGTCTGGGTAGACGGCGCCAACGGCAACCGCCTGGCCGCCGACCAGTACACCCTGGACACCGACGCCGGCACCCTGACGTTCGCCGACCCGCTGGCCCTGGTGGATGCCGAAGCCAACGCCGTGACCGAGCCGCTGCAGGTATTCAACCGCGTGGAAGACATGGGCCTGGCCACCGACGTACAAATCGGCGGCCAGATAAGCCTGAACATTCCACTCAGCCAGGACTACACCGCCGGCGACACCATCGCCAGCGCCGCCCTACTTTACGGCGACTTGCGCGCACGAGCACACAACGCCTTCCACCAACAATCATGGAGCGGAACCTGGACAGATAGCCGCGTGGGCAACGACACCACCGCCAAGTACAACCTGGTCAGCAACCCCATCGAGATTACCAACCAGGGGGCGATCAAAGAACGCTGGGCCATCCGCTTCGGCAGCAGCACCAGCTTTGAGGTCATCGGCGAAACCGTGGGCGTAGTCGCCACCGGCAACATCGCCACCGACCTGGCGCCCACCAACCTGGCCACCGGCGCGCCCTATTTCACCCTTCGGAAGGAGGGCTGGGGCAGCGGCTGGGTAAGCGGCAATACCCTGCGTTTCAATACGGACGGCGGACAAGCACCGTTCTGGGTAGCGCGCACGATTGTGGCGGGCCGAGCCACCGAAGAAGAAGACCAATTTGCAACACAGAACCGAGGGGACGCTGACTGATGGCAGTTAAGGAGTTTTCCGTTGATTGGCTTGGGGTAGGGACAGGAACACGCGATGACCCGTTTATAATAAAAGACCGAGAAACACTAAACCGGCTAACGACTGATATATCAGCGCATTTCGTAATGGTAAAGGACGTTGACGCCGGCGGTAGCCTATGGGAGCCGACAAGTAATTTTACCGGGTTTCTTGATGGCAGAGGATTTACTATCTTCAACCTGGAAGTCGACAGGTCGGGCAACTCAAGTGGCCATACTGGGCTTTTTGGTGCGCTGGCCGGGAGCATAGTTAAAAACCTGAACATAGCGACAGGCGGGGCGCATATAACCGGATCGCAAGGTAACTATGTTGCTGTTTTAGCAGGGGCGCTAATCGACGGCGCCTGTGTTGAAAACGTGTGTGTTTCTGGAAAGATTTTTCGCCCTGCCGGCTTTGAATCATACGGAGATGCGGCCGGCCTTATAGGCTGGATGAACAACGACTACGCCTCGACCCGTGACGGCTACATAAGATCGTGCATTTCTCTGGTGGATGTTTCGGCCATTACCGGAACCTACAGAACGGCATTTATAGCCAAATATGTATCAATCTCGATGGTCGAGGGAAGCGTTTATTCATCCGACATATCGGGCGCCTCAAACGAAACAGCCGGCCGAAACACTGTAAACCTTTCAGTGGCCGCCCTGGCCGATCCGGCGAACTATCCGAGCAGCTTTGATTTCACGGGCGGGACATGGGAGATAGTGGATGGACTACCAAAAGTTAAGGCCCAGCCACTCCCTGGAACTGTTTTTAATACGTCGAGTCAGACGGCCACCGTGGCAGGAGTTGTTCAGATCGACGGCACCCCGGCACAGCGCACCGTGCGCGCCTTCGGATACGTCCCGACCGCCCAAATGATAGATGGCAATAACATAAACCTAAGCAAAAGCCTGGGCCACTCCACCAGCGACCCAGCGACCGGCGAATATACCATCGACCTGCTGGCGGGATATGGGCAAGAGATCTTTGTGGTGGCCTTTGACGACTACGGCGCACCATTTACCCCCGAAGCAACCCTGGCCGCGGGCAACCGCATCCACCCCACCACCCCAAACGGCCACGTATGGGAGTGTATCGGAGCGGGAACCCTGCCAGTCGATGAGCCGGTATGGGTAGTGGACACCGAAACCAGTCAGCTCTACGGCACGGCCAGCATGATCGCCCGGCCATTTTATAGACCAATGGTTCACGGGCCGATAATGCCCGAGGTTACGGTGCCAGAAGTGCCAGCGGTAGAGCTGCCGACCGTTATCGGCGAGGCATCCAATGGCGGCTTCTACGCCGGCGATATAGAGGACGGCGGCAAGTGGTACAAGCTGATCGTGGCGGATATCGAAGCCGATGTTGCTGGCATAGCATGGATGGACCCCGAAGCCGACTCGCCATCCGCAGTCAGTGACACAGACGGCCCAGGCAACACCCTGTCCATGGCTGGTGATCCCCGCTATGCCCTCGGCAACCACTGCCTTGACTATCGCGGCGGCGGCTTTGACGACTGGTACATGCCGGCCCGTGATGAGCTGATGTCGATATATCAAAATATGGGGCTCGACAATTCGCCACCAATAGATTTTCAAAACGGCCGCGCACAAGCGTTTCTCTCCGGTTTCTATTTTTGCTCTACGCAGCTTTCGTCGATCAAAGTGCGGAGTCGCAGGTTCAGCGACGGAATCGAGGGCAGCGCCAGCAAGAGCTACACGGGCAATCGAGTGCGCCCCGTCCGCAGATTAGAATTTACCCCTTGATATGACCTACGCTCCCGAAACCAACCCGCTGGCGGTCGTCCTTGACCTTGGGGCGCCGTACAGCGTCCCCGGCAACCCGCTGGCGCTGGACTTCGATCTGGCCGAAGCGGGTGGCGGATTCGTCTACCGCAAGCCCCCGCTGGCCGTCGGCTACCGATACCAGAGCGCCCAGGCATCGAGGCAGGCAGCAGCAACCCGCCGTCAGCACTTCGACCAGGGTAGGCCAGAGGACGGCAGCGGGCGCGCGCACAGGACGGACCAGGCTCGCGTGGTCTGGCTGGCATCCAGAACCATGCTGTGGGACCGGGTACCGCCCAAAGACCAGCGGGAAAACCCCTTCAGCGGCAACGAGGCCCGCCCGCTTTCATTGAGCGCAGAGCAGGCCCGCTGGGAACTGTTCAAGCCAAAGGACGACCGACAGGGCGAAGGCGACCAAGCCTGGGACGTACAGCAGCCGAAAGACCGCCGGGCGATCCAGCCGTCGAATGACCCGAAAGACCACAACCGGAGCAGCGAATACCGGGCATCCGACAGCGTCCTGAACTGGCAGCCACCGCCGCCGCTGGAAGTAGAAGTGGAACCGGACGGCACCCTCAACCTGCAGTTTTCACCCTACACCCCGCCGGGCAACCAGGTGGCGGATTTTGAGCTGGCGCCCGAAGCCATCCTGATCGAGATAGAGCCGCCGACCAGAAGCGTGGACGCGCAGCCGAACGAACCAGGCTGGTCGCTGAAACAGGCGCTGGACGGCCGCACCATCCACCCCTGGGACAGAAAGCCCCGGCTGGGCACAGAGGTAGAGTTCCCGAGCGCCGCAGAGCCCAACCTGCCCGAGCTGACGCCACCGCCCGAGCCCGACATTAAAAGGACGTACCGAATCATGAACGCCAGCAGCCTGATCGAAGTCACCACCGGCACACCGCTGGAGTTCAAAGACCTGAACATCGGGCTGGATGCCGACAGCTTCGCCTGGACGATGAGCGCAACCATTCTAAACCGCGCCAGCATGGACCAGATCCGCCCCACGGCAGACGGCCCGGCGGAAGTCACGGCAACCATCAACGGACACCAGTGGCGCTTTGTGATCGAGAGCTACAGCCTAGACCGGCGCTTTGCCCGCGAAACCTACAGCGTCAAGGGCGCATCCCGAACGCAACTGCTGGCCGCACCCTACGCACCCCAGCGCACGAGCAGAATCGAGTCGCAGACCACCGCCGTCCAGGTGATGACCGAGCAACTGCAGTTCACCGGCTTTAGCGTAAGCCGCCAATCGGGGCTCACCGACTACGTTATTCCCGCCGATGCTTGGGGCTGGGATAACAAAACCGCAATGGAAGTCATCGCTGAGCTTGCCG